CTTCGTCTCAGTCATAAATGGTTCAAATTGTTCCATCATCTCACGGTGGATCGGAGAAAAATCAATCTTTCCCCCAGCATGTGATAACCGGGACAGCTGAATCTTAGGTTGTCGTTCCCCAAGCATAGGCATATCAAGTTCAATGACCATGGACGAACTAAAAGCCTGATTCACTGTAGTTTGGCCAACGACCAACCCATTGTCGACATAGTCAACCGGCCTTATCGGGAGTGGCAAAAGCATTGGCCGATCTCCAGAGAGCGACAAGCGAGACTGCGTAAGGTACTCCGTAGAATACACAGGCTCCTTAACATCGGCCATGATTCTCTTTGCATCCCTTATCAATGCATCTATCTTCTCTGATACATCACTATCGACTGTCTTCCTCTGACTATCAGCTGCAGACAAGACAGCATGCAACTGTGAGTACCTCTCAGCCCTAGTATTGAATGTACCAAGGTACAGCTTCAACTCAGAAAGAAAGCTAGTGTACGGCACATCACCCATGCTTGTCACAAGGTCATTCGATCTGGATGCATCTATAGAAGCAAGCAGTGCTGCATCAGGATTGAAATTATTGACAAAAGCTTCAACTATCTTCACAGACGCAACCTGGAACGGTAACTTCTGAGACTCAAGAACCTCGGCCCAGATTTGTCCCGATGGTCTATGTCTCGTTGCAAGCCAATTTCTGGTACGCAAGAGCCCATGATGATCAATGCCAAGAATTCTGCACGCGTGCACAGCAGAATCCAATGCGAACCCAATTGTCTCATCAGTGACCACCTCAAGCTTGACAAAGATTGTTATAAAGACAGAAGAATAATCGAAAGTCTTCCTCCAAACACTTGACGTGGCGTCCTTACACCAAGAAAGAATATCATCGATACCACTGTACCTGATTCCTAGCTGACCATAACATGAATTCAAAAAATTCCAGCTTGAGTTAAAGGCAAAATTCCTGCCAAACACATCAGAATATGACTTATCTGATATCTGTTCAAGCGTGAGGAATCTACCATCAGCCTCACACTTTTGAAGCCATTGCCGCACGCTATTCTGACTGCCAAACTGTGGATTAGTCTCGCTCGCATTGCCAATGAGCTTGCCCACTATAGTATCCATAACAGAAGTCGCAATCGCCATGGGGCGGCCCCTCGTGGCGGTTGATCCGTGTTTATATTCAATAACAT